AGTTGTACGGCGATGCCGACTGACGACATTGTGACCCGACTACGGGAAGACAGAGAAAACACCATTGAAGATTGGTGGCTCTTGGAACCAATGTGTACTGATGCCGCTGACGAGATAGAGCGTCTACGGGCTGTTCTGTCCGTCGCACAATCCCGCATCACCGAACTGGAAAACAACGACGACGCTACACGCCTATGGGAAGAACTAAAGCAGTGGAGATACATGGCAGATGACCTGTACCACGCGAGCAAATGTACGAAGAAGAAATGTCAGTGCATGAAGTTCAAGCAACAGAACTACGAATGGCTTACTAGTGGCAATAGGTAGTAACCCAGAAATAGGGGCGACGTTCAAGACCTGCCGTGACTACACCATAGAAGACTGGGAAGAATGGTGGACATGGATGCGCACCAACTGGGGCAACTACCTCATGGATGGATACGCAACTCTTATCCACCACAAAGACAATCCGTACTACAAGCAAGGTGACAAATGGAAATAGGTGGATACAACCCCAAGTTTGATTTTACTACCGACCTTGAATACGGACATGAAGGTGAACAAAACCTCATTGACTTTTTTCAGGCTGTAAATAATCAGTCGGTCGAGGTGAAGGCTGACCGTTACCGTAACGGCAGGATGGCTGTTGAGACACAGCAGCGTCCTCGTAATGGTGAATGGAAAGACTCTGGTATCAACGTCACTGCTGCTACATGGTGGGCGTATAGGTTCGCACCGGATGCGTTTGTTCTCATCAACGTAGAACGATTGAAGCGTTATCTTCGCATCAACTATTCACTATTAGACAAGCGTGATTTCGCACCAGACAGCGACAACCCAGCCAGAGGATTCCTTTTATTCCCACAGCACGTCCAAGACCTGCTCACCAACGAACAATACGACTAACTGCTAGACTACGTTTCAGACAGAGAAACGGGGCAAGCCAACCACAAGGAGGCTCTATGCGCAAACTCATACTCACCATTTGTCTACTCGCACCACTTGCGACAGCCGCACCAGCGTCAGCAGCGAAAGGTTCCTGCCCGCAATACGAAGCGCTGTTCCGCCAGTATCACCTGCCCGTCAAGGCGTTCTCCTACATTTCTTGGCGTGAGTCCAGATGCCAACCCAAGTCCGTGTCCCCCATCAGACGCACCACAGGCAGACCCGACGTAGGGTTGGTTCAGATTTCAGGGGCGTGGAAAACAGTCACCCATACCGTTTGTCGTTTGCGTCCCAACCAAGACCACATCCTCGCCCTCACCAACGTGAACTGTAATCTCGCCGTCGCCCACTACCTCTACACCCACGGAGGATTAGCCCACTGGCGACCCACGTCAGGGCTTGCCAGCAAAGCATCCAAGAAGTAGACTAACGAAATGACCAAGAACGAAAGGGTCGAATGGCACTGCCGATACTGCGGTAAAAGCCTCACCACGTACGTCCCCCTTGTCGGCGTACCCCAACATCGCTGCCAGAAAAAGGCAGAGAGAATAACACCCCTAACCAAAAAGGAAACCAAGTGAACACAGTCACAATCCACGGAACCGTGGGCAAAGAACCAGAGATGAAGGTCAGCAACGGCGGAACATCCATGCTTACCTTCTCTGTTGCCGACAACTACGGCAAGGACGACAAGAAGAAGACAACATGGCACAACATCCTTGTCTTCGGAAACCTTGCGGACAACGTTGCTAACACGCTCAACAAGGGCGACAGCGTTCTTATTGTCGGACGTATTGAGGAAGAAGAATTCACCAAGAAGGACGGCACCAAAGGTTACGCCCGCAAGGTAATCGCAGAAGAAGTTGGCGCATCATGCCGTTGGTCGGCATGGGTGAAAGACCAGAGCGACAAGGTTGTTGCCCGCACCGGAATGGTTGGACGCAACATGAACAGTCCGATGCTCGGTGATGAGGAGCCGTTCTGATGTACGACAGCACACTCGTAGCCCTGCTGTTCTTCATCATCGGTATCTTCGCCCCTGTCACCATCCAGTATTTGCGTGAAGGTAGGAACCGATGACGTTTGACGAATGGGTTCAGTACGGCATTGACCAGAAGTGGTGTTGCCCTGTGGTGTGCCAAACCCACGATGGAGTTCCGTTCACTGTGGCAGAGGAGATGGCATGGGAAGATGGGGACGACCCTTGTGTTCATGTCATCCGTGTTGTGTCCACACCTGCCGAGCATGATGAGGCGATGCCTACTGTCGTGCCGTGGAGGAAAGAGTGAGCCTCAACTGGCAAGACCGTGCTGCTTGTAAAGGTATCTCGCTAGACATTATGTTCCCTGATAACCCCGGCGGACAAGAGTCTGTGTACCGTAAAGGCTTGGAGTTCTGTAAGAAATGCGAAGTGATAGACCATTGTTTAGCGTTCGCATTAGAACATGAATCCGGTCAGCGGTATCGGTTTGGTGTGTATGGTGGCAAGACTCCACGTGAACGCTCTGCCATGACGCATACACCTACACCTTTGACATACAAATAAAGAGAGCCACCACGGAACTAGAAACCGTGGTGGCTCTCAGCCAGAGAAAGGGAGGATTATCTGGCGACTTGTATTTCTTCCACTACATAAGTGGCTTCATAGTGAACACGGGTGGAATACAGTTCACGTTCCACAGCAACCTCGTCAGGGAACTTTGTTGCTTTTGTAAGTGAACCAGTCCAACGGTATCCATACATACCCATCACATACCATCGTTGTTTCGGGGTGTTTGTCTTTCGTATGACAAGCAGCCGTGTGCTACGTCGTGGCGAATGAATCCGTGTCCATAGCAGACGTGGCGTAGGTACCGTCACAGTTCACCTCCTCAAACACAAGACGGGCGACGGCAGGTACAACCTTGTCTCCCATAATGTGAGGCAATCTAATCTGTGAAATTGTGTAGCGATGGTATTCACCAGCCCGTGCCTGCGCTCGTGCGTACTCTACAAGAGAAAGAGGCAAACGGTTCTGACGTGCTGTCCTGCCATCTACCGTGACAGTAATTCTGTCCTCAATCCCTGCGTCGTACAAAGCAATCTCGTAAGTCTTGTTCATAGCGCACCATCCCACGGGTCATAGATAATCTCCGGCAACCCATCGTTGATACCACCAAGTCCCTCAATGTATGAGCATTGACCACCAAAGTCTCTATCCCAGAATTCTTCCCAGTCTTGCTTGTCCCAATGGGAGCAATCCCATCGTCGGTGTCCTTGCGTTTCACAGAGAACGTCACCATCACGGGTGAAGTATGTAGTGTCCATCATGCCATCACTTCCGTCAAGGCATCAGCAAGTTGTTCTGCTGTGAACCATCCGTCGGCAGGTGTGTAGCCATCGTCGTGGTACATACTGCGTATACAGGTTGGGCATAGTTCGTTGTGCCATACCTCGGTCGGGCATGAACAGTTTTCATTTCTCATTAGTTTCCCTTTCTTGTTTTGTAGTAATGAGACTTGGTGGCAGGGTGCCTGCGTCGGCATCCTCGTCGTCGTTCCTCACGGATACCCACAAGGATAGGGAGGATACAGAACAGGAGGACTACCAGCATGAGGTTCCCTGTTATTTCTCCCCAGAATTCTGACAGTTGTTGGTATGCGTACATCATCGCACCTCTCCGATACAGGTCGGGTCAAGTATCTGGTCACCAGATTCTCCGTCGTCCATGAGCCGTCCGTCCTCGTCCACTTCATCCCAGTAGAGATAGTGTGTGTCGGCGTAGACGATGCCGTCCATGTCTTGTGGCGCACGTCCCATCAGATAGTGGAACATCTCTGCCACGTCGTCGCTCTCAATGTCGTCAATAACGAACGTCACTTTGGCTGTCACCATGAACCGATTACTCATTGTTGTTTCCTTTCTCGGTTGCCCTACTGAAACAGTCGGCACACAGTCTGTCCTCTGTCCCCAATTCTTCCAAGTAATAACCTGCTCCATTATCTGTCAGGTCTCCACACCAGTCACAAGCGTTGTACCAGTCACGTGCGCGGACAGTATGCCCATTGAGTTCGCACCACTCGTATGCGCTCTGTTCGGTAGGGAACCTCATGGCTACAAGCGTGTCTGATTTGCTAATCACATTCCATCCGTTTCCATCCATAAGGTTGTCTTCCATGTCAAAGTAAATCAAGTGTTCACTCATTGTCGTCCTCCTCAATTTCCACAACCTCGGGGTCGTTCCAACAGTCCGTCTCCACATGAGTCAGGCTCATGTCAGCGTCGTACCAGTTCTCGTCCTGCTCATCCACGATGCGCCGAACCTCTGTCTCGTTCTCTGCCCATACCTTGTATGTGTATTCCACATAGCGGACAGGCACACGCATTACCACGTTGTAGTTAGGCATTGTCGTCCTCCTGCTCGGTAGCGAACAGTCCTTCTATCCACTGCTCTACTTCTTGGGGACGTGTTGCGTACTCTTTCAGAGCGTCGGCAAGGTAATCCAATTCCAAATACCCTAAGTATCGTGAGTAGTCGTTGCTTGCTTGTGGTCTGCCGATGTTCTCACCACTCCATCCGATTAGGTCTAGGAATAGTTGCGACGGTCGTTGTCCCCAGTCGTAGTTTGTAGACCAGTGGAACAGATTTGCTGTTGCTTCCAAATGTGCTGGAGCGTTCTCCATGTACGTCCACACGTCTTGTGTTTCTACTGTTTCCATTACTTCTTCCCCTGTCCTGTTACAAATTGGAAGTCACTAAAGAGGAGCCTTGCCATCGTCTCAATTTGCTCTACGACAAACGCACCATCATGGTCTGCGAATGGTTCCCACACGACCACCGTGTTGTCCCCTTCCTCAATAAGTCCCAATACTTCCTCGTATGGGAGTGTCTCGTCGTAGTCTGCTAGGAGATACCCTAAGGCGCACCTCTCTGCGTACTCTCGCATTTCTGTTTCTGTCATTGTTGCCATTGTTGTTTCCCTTTCTCTTGGCATCTATAACGTATAACTGTTTGGTTTGGTTGTCAAGTATTTATTCTGTGTCGTCCGTCACACCTGCCAATTCGTTTTGTACTGTCCCGATACAAGGTGTTCCACACTTGCCATGACGCGCTTTGAGAGAGCATCCCCAACCCACAGTCCATCGCAAGAACGGTAGAACGCGCTCCTAATCATGTCCCACTTCACCATCGCGCACCCGTCCATGTATTCCACACGGTAATTGGTTGGGTTGTCTTTCGTTCCTAGATAGACAGTCGTCCATTCTGCTGTCGTTGTCATGCCACGTCCTCCTGTCCCACATAAGTGCTTCGTACTTTTCCGTCTTTGTCCTCGTAGAACACAAGCCACGTCCCATCTATTGCTCGTTTCGGCTTGCTCGTAAGCGTCACGGTACTACCGTTGATAACTACCACGCTCCTGTTCTTCCACCTAGAAACGTCACTCATGCCACGTCCTCCTGCTTCATAGTCGCACGGTAGGCGATAGCGTCCCGCAACAGTTCCACAGTTTCCTGTGTCACAGACAGGAGGAGACTGCTGTCATAGTCAGACATGGCTCGCATACCCAATTCCGTGAGAGCCTGGTTGATAGCGTCACGTGCGTTCTGGCGCTCCACTTGTTGCGTTTCGCAACGTGCTTCCCATTCCCGTTGTGACCTCACGAATTCGTGGATACTGGCGCTCCCGTAGTATGAGAGCGAACGGAACGGTACAACCGCTGTTCGTGCTGTGAACCGATAGTCAGGGTGATTTTCCTTCCATGCGTTCGGTTCCCAGTATTGGATACGTGCGCCCAATTGTTCACGGTAGTTAGTCTTGGTTTGCCGTCCGTATCCAGTTGTTCCGTGCTTCACTTTGATAGTCACGAATTCACGGATGACACACGGTCTGCTAGTGGTACGCCACGGTTCTTTCTGCCACATGAATACCCTGTTGGGATTCTTGTTCCATTCTTCTGTTACTTCTTGCCTGTTCATTCCCTTAGTCCTTTCCCTCTGTGATTTGTGCGATGAGAGCGTCCGCTTCCTGCTCTGTGGATACCCACGTACTGTTAGCGATAAGTTCCCCATCTCTCTGGTAGGTGACGTTCCACTCGTACTGTCCGTCTATGTAGACAGACCTCTTAGTTGCTGTTGCCATTTGTGTTTCCCTTTCTCTTGGCTACATTCCCAACAGTAACACACTTGTAGTTATCTGTCAAGACCTTTTTCTGTGACATTTGTCATACGAACGTATGTTCGTTCAGTCCGCCCAGTCTCCGTACTCGTCCACTCGTGCCTGCCATGTCTGACGGTACTCACGCGAGCGTGTGTAGCAATCGTCCCGTGTCTCTCCCCTGTCGGGAAGGTTATCGTCCCCTCGTTCCTGCCAGTATTCCGCCGATGTGACTAATGCGTTCTGAATAATACGTTCCATTTTCTTATCCATTTTGTTACGCCACCTTTCTAACTTGTGCGTTTGTGAACAGAGACCTACGGATTAGTTCGTAACTGAACGCTTGCTGTGAATACTGGTAGGCAAGTACGTCAAACCCTGTCCCCTCTACTTTCTTTCCCCTCTCGCGGTACTCTCGTACTCCTTCGCTAAGGCATTGGAGGATTAGTTCCGCCTGTCGTGCTGTCATTTCTACTGTGTAGATAGTGTCCATTTTATTTCCCTTTCTATTGGACTGTCTGTCTAGTTATTTAGTTGTGTCTTACAAGTATTTCTTAGAGGTTCCGGAATACGTGACCATCCTGTTCCCAGTAGTCATGACTCCAGTCACGTGCTACCGATTCCCAGTCAATGTGATTAGATACCCAGTCGGGGATTACCTCAATTTCTCGCACCATTTCTTCTACGAATTCTGCGAACGTGTCGTGGCATCCTTGGTATGCGTCCTCAAATTCTGTCTTCTTATCTTCTAGGTCGCTCTCTGTCATTTCGTCCGTCGCTTTGACGTGTCCGTTTTCTAGGTAGATTAGGAAGGCATCCGTGTCGTAGACATTTTCGTCCGCCCATTCTTGTACTGTTACTGTTTCCATTGTTTGTTTCTCCCCTTCGGAGTTTGCTACTGCCTCCCGTTCTGGTCGGCATGGTGGGTGGACAGGACTCGCACCTGTCTGTCTGCTTGTCACCCTGTTTCTGTGTCAGGACTCTGACCTGAACTTACGGACGTGCCTCTGAATCTTGCGACAAGCGGGTGAGTCCATGTCGGTCACGGTGTACCCCACGGTTTCCAGTCTGTCCCAGAATCGTTCCCAGTCAATCGGTTCGTCACCGTTGTCAAACCAGTCGCAGAAGATTTGTTCTGCTTCGGTCAGGCACTCTGGCGTCACATCCTCTGCTGTCTGTATGTCCATTGTCTTTCCCTTTCTTGTTGGTACTTGTACCGTATCACAGTTGATACTGTTTGTCAATGTGACCTGCGTCACACTCTCTGTTAGGTGCGCCTTACCAGCCTTGCCAATGCTCCCCGCATTTTCCGCAATAGGTGTCTTCGTCCAATTCCGCATCCGCGAACACAGGGTGCTTAGCGTTGCCTTCGGGGTCGGTGTCGGGGAACGTGTCCCCACACGGTTCACAGTAGATGTCGGCGTGGAATGTGTACCCAATTATGTCCCACGTTTTTCTGTAGTAAGTAGTCATTATGTTTTCCTTTCTTTTTTGTTAGGTATGCCTTACAGAGCCCCGCACGCCTTCATGAATCGGGCGGACTGAAACCGTGGGTTATCTGCCGTGAACTCCCGCGACAGTTCGCTAGCCAACATGACCAGCGCGCGACGCTTGTCCCCCGCCTCCTTTGTGCTACCCATGTCGGCGTAGCCTTCCACGTGCTTTCGGATTACTGAGGCAATAGCCTCATAGTCTTTACGTGTCATTAGTTGTATTCCCTTTCTAGTTAGCCTGCCTCATCAGACACGGGACGGCTAGTTCCCGTGTGACCGCTCGCGCGGTTTCGGCTGTTCACCAATCCACGAATTCGGTGAAGAATCCGTATCTGTCCTTGTCTGACATTTTCGTATTCACCACGTAGGCGAGTAGGTCAAGGTTCGCATCCATCGTATCCATGAACCCTTGGCGCATTGCCTCTGAGTAGTCATGGTTGCTCGCCCACTTCATCAGTAGTTCGGACTGTTCCCGAAGTGCGCACCCGATTAGGTACCAATCTTCTTTGGTAATCCGCCTTGTCTTTTCTGACACTCTCTGTTCCTTTCTCTATTGTTTCACGTGAAACAGTCTGTTTCCCGTTCTCTATGTAGAGAGGGTGGAGGGCTATTCTCCCTCCTCGCTAGTTCCTGTCTAGTCCCTCTCTCTATGTAGTGACAATGTAGCACGGTTCAGACTCTATGTCAAGTCCTTTTCGTGTGACCTTTGTCACTCTGTCGGTTCGGGTCTCCCCGTTCCTTCATGTGTACCACTCTACCAGACACCCCCCACCATGTCAAGCCTTTCCTATGTGACATTCGTCACACCACCACAGCAAGCACCCCGCTAACTACAGCAAGCACTCCGACACTATAGCAGATTAGGCATACCTAACGCAAATTCACACCATGTGACATTCGTCACACCACCAAACCGAACACCCGTTCGCCCCAAAAAACAGAACCTACTTAGGCGTTAGTAGGGTCATCTTACTATTTGGTTGTTGGTGGCAACTAATTGTCCAGTTAGTTTGCTGTTACAAGGATACGAACGTTTGTTCGCCGGAGCGTGACTGGGGATGTGCCTTGACACCCCTCTAGGTATGTATGTATTAGTGGTTTTTGATGGTTTCACTCTTGTTTGTGGTTGGTGTTGGTGGTGGTTTTGGTTGTTGTGGGTGGTGGGTGTGTTGGCTTTTGGGGGTGTGTGGTTGTTTGGGTGGGTCTCGGTTGTGTTACGGTTGGTGTTGGGGGGACCGCGTAGGCGGTCTCAATGCTCTAGAAGAAAGAAAGAACTGGCAAAGAAAGAAAGAAGAAGCACATCATGCTTGGATGTTCACGGTGCTGCTTGCTCATGCCTTCTATGCAGGCAACCGCAGTCCGAAGGACAAGGGCGCCAGTAGCAGAATCTTTCACCCGCTCAAACCTAAAGTCTTGTTAGCACCCCCCACACGTTTCACCCGTTTAGGGTTCGGACGCGCCGTAGCCAATATTTCAAGCCGACAACCGAGAAGATTCTTCTTTCACAGATATGACGTTCTGTACGCTGCTCCACCCGCTTACACAACAGGGGTAACAACATCTCTCAGTTGTTACTTGGTTGCAGGAGTGGTCAACCCACGTTCCCGTGTATTCAACGCCCCGCCCCGTGCAACTGGGGTACAGCCATGCTTCACTCTGTTGCGACCCGCACTATAGCAGATGTTTGAGCCGCATGGAGGAATTGAACCCCCATCAGATGCTTACAAGGCAACTGCACTAACCGTTGTGCTAATGCGGCAAATGTTGCATAGATATGGGAGTTGAACCCATGCCCCGACAAGGAAGAACTGCGCCGTAATGCAACTTCTCCCCCTCATAACCCACAGTTGTCGAGACTGTGTTACCCACGCGGGGAGTTACTTGGAGGCTTGAATGTATTGCGCCTTAGTCGCTGGTTCTTACGGTCCCGCCCATACCGCTTCGTCTATGTAACCCCCACATCCTAACCCCATTTATGTTATTGTCGCAACCACATACAACAAAAAGTTGTGCGACACAAGGATTGAAAATGGCAGCAGCGAAGAAGACCGCAAAGAAGGCAGCATCAAAGCCCGCGATGAAGCAGGGCGACGACAGCAGCAACAGCAGCAAGAAGGGACCGAAGCGCACCGACAAGGCTGGTCAGTCCGGTTTCGGTGAGACACGCATGGGAGCAACAACGAAGGCATACGGAAAGTCTGTTGTTGCTGGTAACGCCAAGGGACTGGAAATGTACCCCACACAGCCTAAGAGCCGCCGCAACCAGGTCACATCAAACATTGTGGGACCTCAAAACAACCGTCAGTTGGCAAGTGGCGCTCGTAGCGCCGCCCCCGCACAGACACGTCGCGGAATTGTGTCGTCCTCCCCGAAGGGCAAGCGCACCGACCAGGTCACTGTTGTCCCGATGAAAAAGAAGAAGAAGTAGTAATGGCTGCTGAAAGCAACACCCGTTCCAACGGGTCAGTCAGCCCAAAGAAAAAGAAGAACGACGGAATTGTCCACGACGTTACCCATGCCATTGGTACCGCAGGACACGCCGCCATGGTCGCAGGTGGTGCAATCAAGCGCACCCTGTACGAAAACCCAACAAACCGTAACAAGGCGTCAAACCTTGACAAGTGGCTCAAAGGTGGCAACTACGTCAAGGACCCCAAGACAGGGAAAATGCCTGAAATCACCTACGGTGAAATTGCTCATGGCATCGGTAAAGGATTGGATGCAGTGAAAGAGTCTGTTGTTTCAGCAGCCCGTAACACTGTCACACCCATCAAGTACGGTTTGATGCCAAACAATAAGGGCAAGAAGAAGAAGTAGTACACTTCTCCCAGTCATGGGAACAGCACGACAAGTAGCGCCACAAGACAAAGCGCGGTTCTTCGCTGCCATCGCAGCAGGACAATCCATCAAACAAGCGTCCGCCACCGCAGGCATCCACGTGAACACTGGTTCAAAGTGGCTTGCCAAAGCGAAGGCTGCACAAGCAAAAGCGGAACTAGCAGACGCTACAGCCCATAAACAACGCGCCAAAGAAGGTGGTGTTCAGCGTGACCAGTACAACGCTTTCATGGAAACCATCGACCTACCTTCAGCCTTGGCGCACGACCGTCTCTGTGAGGAAGCAAAACGCGGATTAGAAGACTTTGCGTTCTTCCGCGAATACTATCTTGGGCGTGTACCGTCACCCTGGCAGGTAGAAGCAGCACTTCAACTGGTGCAACTCCTCGAATCAGAAGAAAAAGAATTCGTTGTCATCAACGTCCCCCCTGGTGCTGGTAAGTCCACCTTGCTACACGACGTAGCAGTATGGGCGATTGTTCGTGACCGTCGTGTTCGTATCATGATTGGTTCTGTTTCGCAGAACATGGCGAAGTTGTACTCCCGCCGCATCCGTGAAACACTCGAACGACCCATGCCTATCGAACCCGACCCCGCACTTGTAGCAAAGGGATTGGCGCAAAATGCAAAGGGGTGTTTGTCTATTGACTACGGCAGGTTCAAACCATCAGATAAGGGTGCTTTGTGGAGGGCAGATGAATTCGTTGTGGAACAGTTGGACGGGAACGGGCTGGATAACAAAGAGCCGACAGTTCGTGCGTACGGTATTGAAGCGGAATTCATCGGTCACCGCGCTGACCTCTGCCTATTTGACGACGTGTCATCACCGGACAACTCACGTGATTCCGTTGCCCGTGACAAGTTACTGGAACGATGGGACAACGTGGCAGAAGCACGATGCGACCCAGGCGGTCTTCTCGCCGTGGTTGGTCAAAGACTGGGACCAGGAGACCTATACGCTCACTGCTTGGCAAAAGTCACTTATGACATGGATGATGACGAGTACGACGGCTCAGATATCTCAACTCCTGAGCAGCAAGCCGCGCTTGAACCCCTCAAATCCTACAAGTACAAGCACATCATCTATCAGGCGTACTACCCAGAACTGGACACAGGGAAAGAATCCCGCAGGTTCGACGCCCCACCATATCCAGACGGACCTCTCCTAGACCCGAAACGCCTATCATGGAAAGACCTGTCGTTTATCAAGCAGAACAAACCCGATGTTTTTGAGGTTGTGTATCAGCAAGGTGACTTGGAACTAGACAAGTATCTGATTGACAAGACGTGGATTCATGGTGGGAAAGGCATGGACGGTGTTTTGTACAACGGATGTATTGACCATGAACGCGCCCACGGAGAAATACCCCCAGGGCTATCCCAACCCATCCTCTCCATCGTCTCAATCGACCCATCCCCCACAATGTTCTGGGCGCTCACCTGGATTCTCTACCAACCCGAACACAACCTGTACCACGTCATCGACATCGAACGCACCAAACTCACCGCCGAAGACCTCCTCGGATACAACACCAGCACAGGTGAATACTCAGGCATCATGGACGAATGGCAAGACCGCTCCGAACGACTCGGATACCCCATCACCCACTACGTCGTAGAAATCAACGCCGCCCAAAGATTCCTCCTCGCACACGACTTTGTACGAAAGTGGCAATCCAAGCGTGGTGTCAACGTGATACCTCACACCACCACTAAAAACAAACTAGACGAAAAACTAGGTGTTGAAGCCCTACTCCCACCCATCTTCCGCACAGGCGCAATCCGTCTCCCCCATATGCGCGGAAACTGGAAGACGCTCGCCGCAGTAGATGAACTAACCAAATGGCATCGTGAAAAGAAAAGCGGAACCGACATCGTCATGTCGCTCTGGATGGCTGTCCTCAACATCCCCAACCTATCCAGGTTCCGACTACCACCCCGCCAGTGGCGACCCACATGGCTCTAATAGTGTAGAGTGTCACACATCATGGCAATCACCGTCGAGGAAATTCACGCACTGTATCTTGAACGAGTAGTTGGACAAGGTCCTGTGCTTGCCCAAATGCGTCGCGTCCGCGACCACGCCAACGGCGACATCATCGTCCCACTCAACGAACTGGACCGTAACTCTGTTTCCAGCGTCGCATCACTGCTGACTCAAGGTCTAGACCAGATGTCTACACGTGTTGCGTCAACCATGCCAATGCCGTACTTCCCCCCAATGAAAGACGGACAGGAACGTTCAATGGGGTTGGCACGTGACCGCAAGCGGGCGCTACTCAACATATGGGATGAGAACAGGATGAACATGAAGATGCGCCGCCGCGCACGTCACCTGCTCGCATACTCAAACAGCCCAGTCATCATCAAACCTGATTTCAAAAACCTCACCCCTAAGTGGCACATCCGCAACCCGCTGGACACATTCCCATCATTCCGTGACGACCCAGACGACCCCATCCCCGACGACTGCATCTTCACCTACACCAAGTCCGCAGACTGGCTTATCCGTAACTACGGACACGCCGTCATCGGTCAACTCCGCATGGGCAAAATTTCCGCCGACACCGTCTTCACCCTTATCGAATACGCCTCAGCCGACGAACTTGTTGTCGCCGTCATCGGACAGGACAAGAAGGACTGGCAGTCTGGTGCCGAATACCAGGGCAAAGAAATTGTTGAACTGGAACGCATCATCAACCGTACAGGTATGCCGCTCGCAATCGTTCCGCAGCGCATCACCCTTGACCGACCCAAGGGTCAGTTCGACGGAATGCTCAACACCTACTTCACTCGCGCCCGTCTCCAGGCTCTCACCGAAATCGCTATCGAACGAGGCATCTTCCCCGACGAATACCTCATCGCCCGACCCGGAGAAAACCCCGAAGTAATCCAGGTAGCCGACGGCAAGTTGGGTCAGTTGGGTGTTGTCAAGGGTGGAGATATCCAGCAGTTCCAACTTGCACCCGGATACAAGACAGATGTCGCACTGGACAGACTTGAACGACAGGAACGTCTTGAAGGTGCAATCCCCGCAGAATTCGGCGGAGAATCCGCAAGCAACATCCGCACAGGACGCCGTGGAGAATCCATCCTTTCCGCAACAATTGACTTCCGCGTACAAGAAGCACAAGCAATCTTTGAATCCTCACTGAAAGAGGAGAACAAGGTTGCTATCGCAACAGAACGTGCATACTGGGGTAACACCCCCAAGTCGTATTTCATCACAGGATTCGGTGGTGGAAAGAAGGACTACACCCCGAATAAACTGTGGGAAACAGACACCCACTTTGTTTCGTACCCCGCATCAGGTTCAGATGTCAACAGCCTCATCGTCGGACTTGGACAGCGCCTCGGTACAGGTCTCATGTCGAAGGAATCAGCCCGTGAAGCAGACCCGCTGATTGCCGACCCCGAACTGGAGCGCGACCGTATCGTCGCAGAAGGAATTGAAGCAGCACTTCTGTCCTCCATCCAGGCGCAGGCTGCAGACCCGAACGGACCGTACCAGCCAGATGATTTGGCATACATCGCAGAACTTGTCGCATCAAACAAGATGAGTCTCCCTGCCGCTATCCAATCAGCACAGAAACGAGCGCAAGCACGTCAGGCTGCACAGGCTCCCGCAGGCGCACCCGAAACAATGCCTGGTCTTGCCACCCCCGGAATGGGTGCAGAACAGCAGCCCGCAGCACCGCAAGACCTGAACTCGATGCTTGCCGGATTGGGTGGAGGTGGTCCTCAGCCTGGGGCTATGGCAGCACCATCATCCCCTGGTTCCGTATTGAGTCTCGCTAGTCGTCTCGGAGGATAACAATGGCTGATTACGCCAACCGCACCGACCTTCAAAACCCTGCCGCGAAGATGGCTGCAACAACCGCTAAAGGGCAAACCTACGGCGCAGCAAAACAGCAGATGGATGCTCAACGTGCCGTGCCGATGGGTCCACCTCCTACTGCAGCAGCGCCTCAGCAGCCCGTTCAACGCCCCACCCCTGGTCAGGTTGTTGACCTTGCCGCACCAACGCAACGCCCCCAAGACACTTTGATGCCAATGATGAACAACTCCCCGATGATTCTCGATATGGCAAATCCTGTTATTGAGGAACTGAACGCCCTATACCAGATGTTTCCCAACGACGACCTTGCCTCGCTTCTTTCCGCCATCAAGTACGACGGGCAGTAATGACAAACCCACAGTTGTATGACGCAATCTGGACAACTATTGCCCAGGAAGAACGTATGCGTGAACAGTATCGCGCATCCGCCACAGAACAACTCGCTAAAAGAGTTGGTGACATCCACAGGCAATACCCATTTCTCCAGCCTGGTGTGAAACTTGCCGCCGCCAAGGGTGAACTTTCTGATGAACAAATTGCTGCCATCGCTAAAACAGGGGTTGTCCCATCTGTTGATACACGCGGTCAGCAAGCCAAGAAACACCAAACACTTGGAGATAAATTTCGTAGCGCGTTGAAGACTGGTTCACGCTATTCCTTTGCTGGTCTCAACTTCATACCACAGTTTGTTCAAGGCGGCGTCGCTCAGATGTTCGACAAGAACGACGACGTTGGCGGATGGTTTATTTCTACCGACCTTGGTTCAATGATTGCCAATGGCGATGAATCTGGAACTGGTTTGTTCATGGGTGGAAGGGCTAAGTCACTTCAAGAAGAACGCGCTCGCCGCTATCGAGGAGAGATTGACGGTCATGCCTTCACTATTGGACGTGGTCTTGCAACAACGTTCTTGAAAGAAGACACAATCCCATATCGTGTTCTTTCTGGCGCTATTGACGCTGGAGTAACAATCGGTGCAGACCCATTCTCCATTATCGGCAGAGCAGGGAAAGTAGCCCGCGCACTTGATGAAGCAGGAGAAGCAGGAACAGTCCTATCAAAGTTCGCTAATGCATCTAGATATGTAGGTCGCGGTTCCAAAGAAATTGGGATTACCAAACTCACTAAAGCAGAACGTGAAGCACTAAAGGCTGAAGCAGGTCTTGTTCACAACTCTGTTGATTTCGGTAAAGCAAATCGCTTCTTCACAACAGGATTCGGTCGACGCATTGTTGACCGTACTGCGCAAACAACAGACTTTGCTGAAACATGGGACTTGTGGGGAAAGAAACTTGACCCTGCCACAGTAATGCGTCTCACCAAGGCTGACACCCCAGAAAAAGTAATGGGTGAACTGCTTGATGTTCTTGGAACAGAAATAACAGATACATCAAACATTATTGGCGGGCGTAGGTATTACACATCGCTTGCGCAACGTGATGAACTTCTTAGGAACATCCCTGGCGGTAAGCAAGTTTCCCGAGCATGGTCAAAGATTCCGCGTAAGTCAATCAACTTGTCACAGGCTGAAACTCCACGCGAACAAATTCAACAAATCGACACACTTGACAGAACATTGAAGTTGTTCAAGAGCGACCCTGAAGTTCGTCGTAATTTTATCAACCGCGCTGGTGAACTTCTTGTCAACCCAAACGATGCAAAGATTACTTCGTTCTACGACGACCTTGAACTAGAGGCTAAAGACGCTCTGGTAAGAGGCGGTTCACACCGAGCAATAGTCGATGCTGTACATGATGGCATGAAATACTACAAAGAAAAAGTCAGTATGTTCGCCGCCGATGAACTTGGCAACGCAACCGACTATGGTTTGTACAACAAAGTAAAGGGTCTTCCTGATGATGCCGCAGGAGAAAACTTTGTTAGTGGAACGCTTGCATCCGAACTTGCAACAAGGGAATTTCACGTTCCTGATGTGCGCCAATTCCGCAGACTCACCAACCAATATAACTGGTTGTGGGTAAAGAAAGACCCCAATATTGACGCACTTCGTAATGCTGGTCAACTGCGCCTGCCGTTTAGGGCTGTCGAATTTGTACAAGAAAACGTGTGGCGCAAACTTATTGTTGCAACACTCGGCAACTTTGTACGAAACACCATTGACTCCCAACTTTCAATTTGGATGTCCGGTAAGGCGGAATCCGCTAATCCTTTCTTCCACCCATTTCAGTGGTGGGAATTTGCTACATCGAAATCGGGGAAGGGGGACCTTCTCAATCAGGATTGGAACGTTCTAGGAGCAGCAGGTGTTCTCGATGATGCACAGCAGGCTCACCGTATTGCTACTAGTGACATGGTTTCCGCTGTGTACAAGGACCCTCTTGCCACACAACGCCGAGCCGCAAGGCTCAACATATTCAAGCAGTATGAACGCCACGCTGACGAAGTGTCAACAGACGTAGCACGTGCGCATGGTGACGAACTAGGAAAATTGAACGCATCGTGGGATACACGCATGATGGCTCAAGGAAAGACCATCGACGAAATCATGCAGATGATAAAAGATGGCGACCCTGACGCTATGCGTTGGTATAGAACGATGAAAACATCGTGGGACAACGGACAACCTGTTTATAATCGTGTAGCACGAACCACTTCGTATGAATCTATTGACTTGTCGGTAGACCAAAACTTGCGCAATTTGTTGGAAACAAATCAGCAGCGCCTTTCTACTGTAACTGGCGACCACCCAGAACTTCTTGATGTTGTTGGCTTGGGTATGTTGAAGAACTCAACAGAAGAAATCAACGTGCGCAACCTTCGTGGGAATATCGAAGTTGGCGGGCGTGTAGAAGTGCGCGACATTCGTAACGTCGACGGTAAGAAGATTAGAACCACATACCTGGGTCGTGTCGAAGAAATCATTGAGACCGACAGTGGCGCTGTAAAGGCTGTTATTAGCCCTTACGCATTTGATGGTTATGGAGATAACTCTGTTGCGCTTGAACGCCTACTACATGACGAGCGTATATACATGGACCCCCGTATGCCGCGTTATCAGGTTGGTGAAATCCGCGACCCGCGCAGCCCTGCAGCGGACCTGCTGAGAAACTCGATGGACACGTTGATGAACAAGTTCTACACATACTTGTACAACAAACCCATTTCCACCCTTGAACGTTCACCTATGTTCCGCAGCCAATACTACGACTGGGTTGGCAAATTGGCTCCGTCAATGGATGAGGCTGGTCTCAACACAATTATTCGTAACATTGAAAACAGCCACGCTGAACCAGCAAAATATCTTGGTGAAGAACTATGGGCAAAACTGAAAGACCTTCAGGCAAACCCACAAAAACTTTATGGAACTTTGACGCCAGAGGAAGTGTCTTCTCATGCTGCTGGCGCAGCGCTTGACGAATACCAAAAGATTGTGTACAACGCTGTTGAGCGTCGCAACGGTACAGATGTGATGAGGGCTATCAGCCCGTTCGGTCAACAGTGGGCTGAATTCATTGGACGTATGGCACGTTTCGCAACCGCCCCGGTTGCTGGTGGAGAACTTGGATACCTTCCAAACGCAAAGAACCTGCGGAAGATGCAGTTGCTTTGGGAAGGTGGAAAAGACTTTGACCCTGATGGTGATGGTCGCGGCTTCATCTTCAAGGACCAAGGCACAGGGCAATGGTCGTTTGCTATCCCGCTGACTGGACCGCTGGCAAAGATGTTCACTGGGATGAACGCAGGGATTGTCGCCTCCGTCAAAGGCATCGCCATGGGTCTTGATGTCCGTCCCGGACTTGGACCATTCGCAACGATGGCTATGTCGGCAATCACCCCAGACTCCCCCAACTTTGACTTTGTACGCAAAATGACAATGCCGTACGGAGAACGCACAAACCTCACTGACGCGCTTGCACCGTCATGGGTACGTAAAATTTATGATGGCGTCACTGGAAACACTAACGGAAAGTATTTTGCTACAACGTATGCTGAAGTAATGCAGGCTCTTGCCGCCACAGGCGACTATGACCTTTCTATTCCTGACCAGCGCGACAAAATGCTTCAAGACGCTAAAGATAAGGCTAGGTATCTTGTTGTTCTGCGTGGTGTTTCACAGTTCACCGGACCTGCTTCTGGAACCATTGACCTGAAAGTAAGCACAAAAGCAGGAGATGTCCACGTAGACAACCTGGCAAAAGCGTTGCGTTCCCTTCAGGAAATAAACTACGACACTGCCGCTCTGAGGTTTATCGAGATTTTCGGTGAAGACGCTTTTACATATCTTGGCAACAAGACCGTGTCCGAGGCTGGCGGGCTAGAAACATCAGCAGAGTTCGGCAAGTTTGAACGAACGAATCAAAGTCTGTTCCGCCAATATAAGGACGTTGCTGGATATTTCGGACCTGTCGGAACAAGCATGGACTTTGAGGTGTTCTCCCGCCAAGTTCAGACTGGTCTACGTAAGAAGTTGACGGCAGAGGAGTTGCTGGCTGCATCTGAGCGTTCTATTGGTATGGCTTATTACAAGGATATGCGGGAGCATTTGGGTCCAAATATCAACCAGCAGGAACGCGCCTATCTGCAGCAGTACCGCACTAAGATTGAGGACAAGTACCCTGGTTTCAAGGAAATGGCGTACGACCCCAATAAGACGGACCGTGCTATCAGCAAGTTGTTTGAGGCGGCGCAGCGTACCGACCTTGAAAATAACCCTGTTGCTAAGGGGGTGAGGTATTACGAACAAATTCGTAATGCTGCGCTGATGGAGGCAAACCGTCGAGGATATGCCTCGCTGAAGTCAGACAAACTTTCTGATTTGCATGAGTATCTAAACTCGTATGCAGATGCTATTTCAACTAAATACCCTGAATTTGCTAGGGTGTTTGACAGGCTTCTTTCACTGGAGATTGACTAATGGCTGAACAAAATCCAAAACCAGATAGTGAACTTACTCCTGAGGAATACATGAAGAAGCATGGCATCCCGTGGGGAGGGTCGTCTTCTAGTGGAAGCACCGGAGTATCACTTGATTACATTCCACCCAACCAACGTGCCGCCGCTGATAAAGGTGCGACGTCTTTTGGCATTGTTGATGTTGATGGAACTGTAAGAGATTTTTATGACCTAAATAATGAACCTGGTCAAATCCTTGCAGGGTATAACGATATCGACAGAGAGAAGATTACAAAGATTCTTTATTCTCGTGGATGGTACGCAGGTAAAGAGCGCGAAGGCGGTTTAGGAGATGCTGACCGTACGGCTATGAGCAGCCTTCTTTATGTTGCAAACCTCAAAGGCGTAGATTGGAAAACTGTTCTCAACACTATTGCCAAGGCACCAATCTCGAATGGTGTAAGCAGCAGCGCCAGCCAATACGTTGCCAACACAAAGGACCTTGTTTCAATCGCACAGAAGACAGCCCTTTCTACTATTGGGCGTAAGTTGTCTGAGGATGAGGCAAACCGTTTTGCTTCTGCGTATCAGGGTGCGCAACGTAGCGCAGCCACTGGCGGGGGGATGGCTGCTCCTGGTGCAGATACTTTCTTCCAGAGCCGTATCGAGCAACAGTATGGAGCGGATACAGAGGCATATAAGTATTTGAACGCAATCAGTAATGTTTCACAGTTGATGGGAAGTTTGTAATGGCTGAACCGACGAACACTGGCGGGCAAAGCCCCACTCCTGGGACAACAACGACGACAGTTCCCAATGCGCCCGCTGCGCCCTCCGCCCCGAAAACTGCCGACATGGAAGGTCCTGGTGCTGCCAAGAAGCAACTCGCAGCAACAGATAAAGCAACGTGGAACACCAAGACAAAGAAGTGGGTTGTTCCTGGTTACGGTGAATACACCGAGCAAGAACTTGGGGACCTGAAGACACGCTTGAAGTACATTGTCGGTCAAGAGCAGAAGAACACAAAGAAGACGATTGCCAAGAAAAAGGTTGCGCCTAAGAAGACAGCCGATAAAACGAACACCGCTAAGTGGAAAGAAACTATTCAGAAGGAATTCGGCTCGCTTTGGGATGTGTACAACGACAACCCTGATGTCAAGAAAGTAATCGACCAATCTGTGAAAGAGGGGTGGTACAACGATTCTGCAAAGTTGACTGCCTCGCTTCAGAACACAGGATGGTTCCGCACCACTCAGCAGAGCGTCCGTCAGTCTAAGATTCTCCAGTCAACCGACCCTGCCACGTATGAAACAAACGTGACATCAAAGGTGGATACAATCAAGGCACAGACTCTTGCCAACGGGTATGCGTTGTCTGATGCAACTCTGCGTAAGTTGGCTGAAGACAGCATCAAGTTCAACTACTCTGATGTTCAGTTGGTAAATGCCATTGGCTCGGAAGCGGTAGCAGATGCGCAGTTGCGTGGTGCTACTGGTATTGCCGACCTGCGCCAAGGCTCCGTAGCACGTGACCTTTACGCCAAAGCAGCAGCGTATTTCCAGAAGCCCTCGCAGTCTCAGATTGACACCTGGACCCAAGAAATTATGACTGGGACAAAGAGCGCTACACAGTGGGAAGACCTCATGCGTTCATCTGCCCGTACTCAGTTCCGCAGCCTTCAACCCGCTCTGGACAAGGGGCAGGATGTGGAAACAGCCATGTACGCCTACAAACAGCAGACAGCGAACGTCCTAGGAACTTCTGTTGACCCGAACAACATTGACTGGACCCAGGACAAGTGGAACAGAGCGTTGAATTATCAGGACCCCAAGACTGGCGAGTACCGCCAGATGGACCTATGGGAATGGAACAAGTATCTCCGCACCCTTCCTGAATGGCAGAACACTGACGACGCAAAGAATACGTACCGTAATGTGGCGTATGCTTTGGCTCAGGGATTTGGAAAGATGGCATAATGGCAGCACGTGACGACGCACTAGATATTCTCCGCGAGTACGGCTTGGAGGGTTTGATTGGCGCTATTGACAACGCCATCAAGGATGACCCGACGCAGTTCACTGGTGCTGATGCTTCGACAAATATCTGGCGAGCGATTCGTAGCACAGACCAGTACAAGCAGCGGTTCAAGGGTCTTATCGAACGACAGAAGAAAGGTCTTGCTCCGCTTCAGGGTGGAGAACTAGCGTACATCCAGTTGGAAGGAGAGTACAGAAATGTTCTTCGCGCCAACGGTATGCCAAAAGGGTTTTACGATACTCAGGATGACTTTGCCAACTTCATCGCTAATGACGTTCGCGCAGACGAACTGGACGCCCGCATCCGTCAAGGCTACCGCGCAGTAACAGAAACAGAACCAGGAACACGCGAAGAACTCAAGCGCCTCTACGGTCTTCAAGACGGCGACATCGCCGCCTACATGATTGACCCAACACGCCTCCAACAAACAGACGTAGTTCGCCGTGCAGAAGCAGCAAGACGAGCAAATGCCGCCCGCGAACAACAGCAGCAAATCACAGCCGCCCAAGCAGAAGAACTGGTCAACCGTGGAATCACCCAAACCCAAGCGCAGCAAGGATTTGCAGACATCGCAGCCACCCAAGAACTCTACAAGCCGCTGGCTGGAGAGGAAGCAATCACCCAGGCTGAGCAAATTGGTGCGGCGTTCGGAACAAACGCAGCAGCAGCCCAACGAGTAGCAACACGCGCACGTCAACGCAAAGCAGCATTTGAAGCAGGCGGGTCGCTCGCAGAAACATCCAAGGGAATCATCGGGCTTACAAGCGCCAACCAATAGGATGCTTGCACACACCAAATAAAAGGTGTATATTTATTTCATAGGTCGCAGACCGAAACCCACGGGATATCCCCCGACAACGTGGCGTACAACAGGGGTGTAAATCAAAGTAGCCGTCGTAGTCCTCCGCTACGACGTGGACACTAAGGAGAGTGCCATATGTCAGAGTACGAGTACGACCAGTACGAGGACGACGATTACCAGCCTGAAACCGAAAGCAAGAACCCAGTTCGCGCACGGATGAAGGAACTGGAGAAGCGTCTTGCGGACGCCGAAAAGCGAGCCGCATCCGCCGAAACAGCCGCACGAAAGGCAGCGTTTCTTGAAGCAGGGCTAGACCCCGGCAACAAGATGACGCAGTATTTCATGAAGGCATACGACGGAGACATGACCCCAGAGTCCATCAAGCAGGCTGCTATGGAAGCCAATTTGATTCACACCCCCGAACAGGACACAAGCGAAGCCGACGCCTGGAAGCGCACCGAAAAGGTCGCCCAAGGAGCAGGAACAGCGAGCGCCCCTATCGACTGGAACAAGCGAATCGCAGAGGCATCGTCTGAGGAAGAAGTATTGGCAATTCTGGCTGAGGCGCGAAACGCAATCTAAACCCTCAACCCTAAAGGAAAACCAAAATGGCTGGTGAAACAACCACCTCCTCCCTCTCCGTAGACCAGACAGCCTTTGACCGCATCGCCTATTTCGCGCTGCGTTCGGAGTTGCTGTTCGACCAGGCTGCCGACGTTATGCCGACAGCACAGTCGATGCCTGGTTCTGCCGTCACATTCACCATCTTCAGCGACCTCGCCCCGGCGACCTCGACGCTGAACGAAGTGACAGACGTTACCCCCACAGCCCTTGCTGACAGCCAGGTCACCGTTACTCTTGCTGAGTACGGTAACGCCGTCGTCACCACCGCTAAGTTGCGTGGCACGTCGTTCCTCGATGTCGACAACTCGGCTGCGAACATCGTTGGTTACAACGCTGGTGACTCCATCGACCGCGTCGTCCGCGACGTTCTCGCTGCTGGCTCCAACGTTGCTTACGCAACAGGCGGCACAACCGACCCGTCGAGCCGTACCACGGTCCAGACGGAGGACATCCTCGCCGCTGATGACGTGCGTAAGCAGGTCGCCAAGTTGCGCGCAGCCAACGTCGCCACCTTCGGTGGTTCGTACATGGGCTACATCCACCCGGACGTGTCGTTTGACTTCCGCTCGGCAACTGACGCTGCTGGCTGGCGCACACCCGCCAACTACGTCAACCCCGCCGGAATCTACAACGGCGAGATTGGTACCTTCGAGTCGGTGCGTTTCATTGAGACGCCCCGCGCCCCGCTGTTCGAGAACGCCTCGAACGGTTCGGGTTCGACAGGAACCATTGACGTCTACGCAACCCTCATCATGGGTCGTCAGGCGCTCGCTAAGGCGCACAGCGTCACCGATGGCAACGGCGCTATGCCGAAGATTGTTCGCGGAAACGTGACCGACCTTCTCATGCGTCTCCAGCCGCTCGGTTGGTACTGGCTCGGTGGATACGGTCGCTTCCGTGAGGCAAGCCTCCGTCGTATCGAGTCGGCGTCCAGCATCGGCGCAAACTCCTGACCTAACTTTTAGGTCAAGTAAGACCCCCTGCCCTTCGGGGTGGGGGGTTTTGCTATTATGAGGGGATGGCTGTGTTCCGTCCTCCTACTGACCCGTTTGTGTATTGGGATGACCTTTGGAATAACAGCCCTGAATCACGCTTGTTTGGCAGGGTTGAATCTGGTAATCGTGGGCGTAACGTTTATAAGTTGCTTGACGGTACTTACACGGAGACGCAGCCTGCATACCTTGATGAAGTAGCAATTACCTACTACGGCGGTCATGACAATGTGTTGACTGCTGCCGAGGAAGCGGACCTTATAGAAGCAGGGTATGGGGATTACATTGAAGCATCGTGAAACGCATCCGAACCTTGACGTAGAGGGCTGCTTTGGTTGCCGCATCGCGCACGTTCGTACTGGTGCCAACTCAACCACATCGCGTGGTTCTAGGGTTGAGGAAATCAACAAGACGGAGAAGGGATGGAATAAGGATATGCCTGCGTATAAGCGTCTCCGTCAGAACGGGTTGCAGCCTAAGTCTATTGACGGGTCTGCCGAATTGGAGAAGAAGGCGAAGCACGAATGGCAAGTGGAGACGGGAATCATTTAGCAATCTTTGGTCCCGCCCATACTCATTACGGTTATGGGAGATTGCACAATTCGTTACGGGATGAACTTGACAAAATAGTGACGTTGTCTGATACGGCAAGTACCGCTGTTTTTGTTCTTCAGCCGACGATGGTGAAGGGCTGGTATGCCGGACAGTATCGTGTCTTATTTACGATGTGGGAAGCGGATGTTCTTCCCCAGACGATGCACGAGTTGTTTCCTCAGTTCGACATGATTGTTGTGCCGTGTGACCACAATAAAGAAATCTTTGATAAGTACCACAGTAATGTTGCTGTTGTTCCGCTCGGTATCGACACGCAACTTTGGAAACCACAACTCAACAAGAAACGACGCGAAGGTCCATTTAGGTTCTTGGCTGGCGGGTCGCACTGGAGGCGCAAAGGGTTAGACGTTGTCGTGGAGGCGTTCAACCGTCTTGACATGGATGCTGAGTTGCATCTCAAATGCCGGATGGACATTATCGGCGGGGTCCCCAAGATAAACAATAACCGTATTGTGTTACATAGGGAACTGATGACAGAGGAAGAAGAAAGAAACCTTTACTGGGATTCCGACTGCTTCATCTCCATGTCCAGAGGAGAAGGATGGGGACTCATGCCACTGCAAGCAATAGCAGCAGGGCTACCCACCATCATCAGCGACACAAGCGGTCACCGAATGTTTTCACACCTAGCAAACGCAGTCGTGCCGACAACCTCAACACCCTGCACAGAGCCAAGCATTTACGACGCAGGGAACTGGGACGAACCAGACGTAAATGCCTTGATTCAAAATATGCGGTCTATTATTTCTGACACCCCAACAGCAAAACATAAGGAGGCGCGGGAATACTCCTGGGCTAACGCAGCCCGCATCCTTGCCGACACAATCCCCCAAGGACACCAACTCCAAGACACCCAATGGGAACAATCAGACGTTGCCACCGTACCCGTCACAGCCCTCAAAAACATCACCGCCGACATCGGACGACACCACATCGTCCTAACCAAAGGTCAACAATCCCGTATACCAGTGAACGCCAAAAACGTCCTACTCGAATCAGGTAGTATCACATCACCATGACCATTGAATACCGTGGCGAAAAGTTCGCCGGATACAACAAACCGAAGCGCACCCCAGGACACGACAAAAAGTCTCACGCTGTTCTCGCCAAAGAAGGCGACCAAGTCAAACTGATTAGGTTCGGACAGCAAGGCGTCTCAGGCTCCCCAAAGAAAGCAGGGGAATCCGAGGCATACCGCAAGCGCCGCGAATCCTTCCAGGCTCGTCACGCAGCAAACATCAAGAAGGGCAAGATGTCCGCCGCATACTGGGCAAATAAGGTAAAGTGGTAGACATATGGCTGCACCCGCTACACAAGACATCACCATCATGCGAGGCGACACAGAGGTCGTCGTAGCAGTGCTGCTCGAAGATGATGAGACAACCCCCATCAACATCACAGGACGAACCTACACAAGCCAGATTCGTTCCAGCCAAGAGTCAACCATTATCGCAGCAGAATTTACTTGCGCAGTAACAGATGGCGCAAACGGCGAAGTTACCTGCACACTTGCATCCGCTGACTCCGCACAACTTGACCCTGGTCATTTCTACTGGGACCTTCAAGAAGACGCCAGCGGTGTTATCTCCACCATCCTCGCAGGGCAGGTCACAGTTCTCGCTGACGTGACGAGGTAGCAGTGGCTACCACCCGTGTCACCGTTGTTATCCGCAACGACGAACTCACCATCTACAAGCAGAACAATACGTTCCGCATCGCACAAGCCGACCCTGCCGCACCACTGTCGGTAGGCACACGAACACAGATTGTGGGTACATCAAATGTTGGTCCCCAAGGCGCTCAAGGACCGACTGGTCCAACTGGTCCAACTGGTTCAACAGGTTCTGTGGGAAGCACTGGACCTACTGGTCCGACTGGAGCAACGGGTGGTACCGGAGCAACAGGACCAACAGGACCAATCGGAGCAACAGGACCCACAGGCGCGACAGGCAACGTCGGCGCAACTGGACCTACAGGACCTACGGGACCTACTGGACCAACAGGAAACGTGGGTGCTACTGGACCGACTGGACCTACTGGAGCAACTGGTGGAGTGGGCGCGACTGGTCCAACAGGACCTACAGGTGCCACGGGAAGTACAGGACTTACTGGGGCAACAGGACCAACAGGTCCGACAGGACCCACAGGTGCGACAGGACTTACAGGCTCTACTGGCGCAACAGGACCTACTGGTCCCACAGGTCCTACGGGACCTGACGGGGCTATTGGACCGACTGGACCAACTGGTCCTACTGGAGCGACTGGTGGTGTAGGACCGACAGGACCCACTGGTCCTACTGGAGCGACTGGTGCTGCTTCCACCGTTACTGGTCCTACTGGACCAACCGGACCTACAGGCGCTACTGGCGCTACTGGCGCTACGGGTGCTACTGGACCAACAGGTCCAACCGGAGCAACAGGTTCAACTGGTGCTACAGGAGCCACCGGACCTACAGGTCCAACGGGACCAACGGGTCCAACTGGCGCAACAGGAGCGGCATCTACTGTCACCGGACCGACAGGACCTACGGGACCAACAGGTCCGACGGGACCTACTGGTGCAAGTCCTGGTTTGAAACTAATCAAAACTCAAACAGTTGGTACAGCAGTTTCATCTGTCACAGTAACTAACGCATTCAGCGCAGATTACGATTCTTACAAAATTACTTACGATGGCGGTTCTGCCTCCGCGACTTGCGACATTGTCGGATATCTCGGGGCGTCAACAAGCAGTTACTACGGGTTTCTTATTTACGGCACGTACACGTCGAATACCGTAGTCGGATATGCGATGAACAACGCAGGAGGATTTCCATTCTTCGGCGGCGGGGACACCAACTATTGTTGGGGTGACTGCGAACTGCATCAACCGTACCTTGCAAAGCATACAATTTTCACCAATCAAGCAAACGGTTCAGGGGTGAACTTCATGTCGTGTACCATGCGACACGCTGCCGCAACGTCGTACACAGATTTCAAGATTGCTCCTACATCTGGAACACTGACGGGCGGGACCATCCGCATTTACGGATATTTGAACTCATGAGCGAAAGACCCCTTATACAAATTGACGACATTGTTCGTCCGATGACTGATGAAGAATACGAAGAATGGTTGAATCGCCCAGTATTTGATTCTCCATTTACGACTGCCGAACCTCAATAATAAATAAAGGAGAAGGGGCATGAAGATTGCTGTCTACACAATCGCTAAGAACGAGGAACAGTTTGTTCGGCGTTGGGCTGAGTCCTGCGCCGAGGCTGACTACCGACTCATCCTTGATACAGGCTCTACTGACAACACATGGGTTGAAGCACATAAGCATAATGTCGCTTTCTCGCAGCGCGTATTTGACCCGTGGCGATTTGACTATGCCAGAAACCACGCCCTCTCCATCATCCCCGACGACATAGACCTCTGCATCGCCCTCGACATGGACGAGGTACTCCAACCAGGCTGGCGACAAGCACTAGAAACCATGCCCCCTGGCGTCACCCGTCCCCGCTACAAATACGTCTGGTCATGGAATGAAGACGGTACCGAAGGACTGGTGTACGGCGGAGACAAAATACACGCCCGTCACGGCTACTACTGGGAACACCCAGTTCATGAAGTATTGAAACCAAAGGACATCTTAGAACAGCAACACTGGACCGACGGTCTAGAAATACACCATCACCCAGACCCCACAAAATCCCGCGCCCAATATCTTGACCTCCTAAAACTGGCAGTAGAAGAAAAACCTCATGACGACCGCAACCAGTTCTATCTAGCCCGCGAATACTTCTACAAAGGCGAACACGGGTTAGCCCAATACCATTTCAGCCAACACCTTATGCGTTCCAACTGGGCAGCAGAACGAGCAGCGAACCATCGCTTCGTAGCCAAGATGCGCCCATACGCAGCAGAAACAATCCTTTACAAAGCCATCTCCGAAGACCCCACAAGACGAGAATCATGGGCAGACCTCGCCGCTGTGTACTACCACCGTCAAGACTGGGAACGTTGTCTTGCAGCCTGCCAGATGGCGTTCGCAATCAAAACAAAACCACTTGACTATCTGTGCGAAACATACGCCTGGGGTCCAGACCCATACGACATGGCTGCTGTGTCCGCCTATCACCTCGGGAATATGGAAACAGCCTGGGAATACGGAGTTGAGGCTGTAGCGCTAAACCCTAATGATGAAAGGCTTCGGGCGAACCTCGACCACTATCGGCTATGATGTGACCAACGTCTCACGACAGGAGCAACATATGTCCGCAAAGGGCGAGAAGTACAAGTCCAAGTCCGCCATGATGAAGCATGAAAAGGGCGAGGGTGCCAAGGAGCGCATGATGGAGTACGGCAAGAAGGCTGGCTCCAAGAAGGCTGTCGCCAAGAAGACAGCAGCAAAGAAGAAGAAGTAATGCCCGCGAAGAAGCCCGCTAAGAAAGCGGCAAAGGTACAGAAGGTCATGCACGAATTCAAGACCGGAACGCTTCACTCTGGCGGCAAGGGCGGACCTGTTGTCAAGTCCCGTAAGCAGGCTGTGGCTATTGCCATGTCCGAGGCTGGTATGAAGATGAAGGGCAAGAAGAAGAAGTAAATGTCCACTGCAGCCCAACTCGTCAACCGAATCCAACGCCAAGTTCTTTCTGGTGTTGTTGAGGAAAGGAACAAGGTGTCGACCGCTGTCACAGCGACGGCTGACACAATCACGTTCCAGTACGAACTGAAGGGCATCCGTGACGGGGCAATCATCCAGATTGACTCTGAACTTCTTTATGTGTGGGACGCTAACCAAGGAACCAAAACAGTTACCGTGGAACGTGCCTTCAATGGTACAACTGCCGCAGCACACGCGAGCAACTCCATTGTCACCGTCAATCCACGTTTCCCCCGCCATCAAATCATCGAAGCAATCAACGATGAACTTGCCGACCTGTCCAGCCCCATGAACGGTTTGTTCAGGGTCAAGGCTGTGACTACACGATACAACGGGTCCGACCGTATGGTCAATTTCCCTGTTACAGAAAACATTATTGACCTTGTAGAAGTACGCATCAAATACCTGAAGACTGACTACATCAAGGTTCCTCGCACCAGCATCATCCGTGACCTGCCAACATCAGACTTTGGTTCAGGTATGGCTCTCGCAGTGAACCAAGGAACAAAAGCAGGAGACCTTCGTATCTCCTACAAAACAGGTTTCGGTCGTATCGTTGCCGAGACAGACGACATCCAAAGCATCTGCGGGTTTCCTCTGTCAGCAGAAGACATCCTTGTTATTGGCGCACAAATTCGCCTTATCTCTCCCCGTGAAATCAAGCGCAACTTCACAGAAGCGCAACCTGAGTCTCGCCGTGCTGATGAGGTGGCTGCTGGTTCTGTAGGTAACAGCATCACAAACCTTCTTCGTATGCGCCGTGACCGAATCACTGCTGAAGCAGCGAAACTGGTGCGACAGTACCCAGTAATGCTGTCGAAGGTGTGACGTGACACTTCCTGTTTCTTTCCCGTTCACGGGTACACCGTCTCTTTACTCCGGCACAGGAACATCTGAACTTGTACCGGACGTATTCCCTGTTGCGTTGAATGGACGCCCTTACATGGTGGACCTCAAGTCAGGGTATTTCAACCGCCAGTTGGATGCACGTGTTCGTGATTCGCAGGACATCTCTACCGCTCCTGGAGAGTCCGCTATCAACCCGCAAGGTTTCTGGCGTCGTGGTCAAAACTCGTGGCACCTTGGCGCGGGTCAGCAATACTCAGACGTTGCTGCCTCCACTGACTATAGGTTCTATAAGTCTAAGGGCGTCAACCCATGGACTAAAGGCAGGTTGACTTTGCTGAATGATGTGAAGACATCATATTCCCAGACATCTAGTACGGCGAACGTTCGTGTTATCTCCACTCAGAACGCAGTGTTCATTACTGATGGTACTGCTGTGAAGTACAGCACTGACCCGTTCGCGTCATCTCCTACATGGACAACCGTGTCCGGTCTCCCTTCTTTGCAGGCGCGTGACATCGCAACAGATGGCTCTAATGTGTATCTCACATACGCAGGTCTTACCTCGTCATACGGTTTGTGGAAAATTGACGCCTCATACACGGCGTCTAACGTCGCATACGGACATGAATTTGGCAAGGTTGGCTACGCCAAAGGACGCCTCATTGTTGGCGCTAACTATTCAGCCAGCCCTGTCTATGGCGAAGACATCTACTACGACCCCGCAGGTAACGTCACCACTGATTCAGATGAAGTGAAAATTACCCCGTGGCAGTGGGTCGGTTTTGCTAGTGGTCAGGGCGCAATTTACGCTGCTGGTCACTCTGGTTCTAAGTCGGTCATCTATAAAATTACTATTACTTCTTCTGGTGTTCTTGACAAACTTGTTGCCGCGTTGGAACTTCCAAACGGAGAAATTGTTTCCGCTATCCATGGGTATCTTGGATACATCATTGTTGGAACAAACAAGGGCGTACGTTTCTGCACAGCAGATTCAGCGTTCAACCTTGTAGCAGGCGCACTTATCCCAACATCAGGTTCGGTGAACTGGTTCACTTCAGACGACAGGTTTGTTTGGTTCACATGGTCGAACTATGACGGCGAATCAACAGGGCTTGGCAGGCTTGACCTGTCTAACTTCACCGTCGCTAACACCCCCGCCTACGCAACAGACCTTATGCGCACAGGAACAGAAGACGTATTGTCTTGTGCATCGTTCAACAGCAAGCGTCTGTTCACCGTCAAGGGTATCGGTCTTGTTGTAGAAGATTCTTCAAACCTTGTAGCAAGCGGTCACATCGAAACAGGCGTGTACCAGTGGGGAATTCCAGACCGGAAGTTTGCCCCTCGCTTTGAGACACGTGTCGAACCGCTGGATGGTTCAGTCTCCCTTGCCGTATCTATCGAAAACCAGGCGTATGTTGATGCTGGAACCCATGATAATGAGGGGCAGACAGAACATGAATTCTTTACCCCTGAAACAAAGTTCATTCAAGTTCAATACAAGATTACGTTGAACCGTGGAGATGCCACGACCGGACCTACATTCCTGCGGTGGATGGCGTCTGCTTTTGCTGCACCGAAGCGGTCACGAATCATCACACTTCCTTTGGTTATTCAGGAAAGGCACAGCATTAGGGGTAGGGATTACTACTTTGACGTAGCCCTGGAACGTGACCTTCTTGAAGAACTGGCGCTTGACCCGAGCATTGTCACATACCAAGAAAAAGATGACACGTTCTCCGTTATTGTTGAGGACGCAAAATGGATTCCATTCTTCACTGCTGGTAACGACTGGCTTTGGGAAGGCACAATGGTAATGACACTCAGAACAATTACGGAGTAATACAATGGCAGCAAAGACACGTCGCACATACGCAGGAGCAGCAGTAGAAACAACTATCACTGCTGGCATCAACTCGACTGACGCAACGGTAGTTCTTGCCGCATCAACAGGATGGGCGACAGGTGTGTTCTACGCAGTTATTGACCCTGGTACTTCTTCCGAGGAGAAGATTCTTGTTGGGTCCAGGTCTGGTACAACTCTGACGATTACCACTCGCGGTGTTGACGGCACGACCGCCAAGTCTCACGCTACGGGCGCTGTCATTTACCCTGTTGCTGCTGCTGTCGACTTTGATGAGGCGAACGAACTCACTTCAAAGTACGCCGCTACTGGAAGCATCGTGTACCAGGGCGCATCCACATTTACTGAGCGTACGATTGGCACTGCTGGTCAAGTGTTGAAGGTAAACTCCGGCGCTTCTGCTCCTGAATGGGGTCAGGTTCCGACTGCTGGTATTGCCGACTCTGCTGTGACTACAGCAAAGATTACTGATGCCAATGTTACTGCTGACAAGTTGGCTTCTGATTCCGTCACCACAGCAAAGATTGCTTCGGCGGCTGTTACTGCTGCGAAGTTGAACACTGGTTCCTCTGGTGACGTTCCCCTTATCACTGTGTCTACGAGCGCTCCGAGCGGCGGTAAGAACGGCGACGTTTGGATTGTTGTCTGATGGCTCTTGTTTCCGATAAGGAAGTCTGGGTCAAGATTGACGGCACCTGGACTTTGACTGGCTCTGTTCGCATGAAGAACGGAGGCTCATGGGTTTCTGCAAAGGAAACATGGGTAAAGAACGCTGGTTCCTGGGTCCAGGTGACGGATAACAAGCCAACCTTCTCTCAGATTGTTATTGCTGAGGGTGGTCTGTTGAGCGCAACATTTGAAGGAAACGTTGAAACGCACAACTTGACTACAACCGTCACTGGGAAATATGTCGATACGTATGGTACCCATAACTGGACCGTGACCCCGTCAAGTATTAGCAGTTCAACGGTTGAAAGCACGGTGAGCGGGTCGGCTACTTTCCCTCACCCTACTACCCAGATATGGATAGAAGCCACCAATTCAGCGGGGACAACGCTGTATTCCATTACTGGGTCGCGTTGATTCTGCATAGTGTAAGATAATCGTTCAACACAAGGAGTTATCATGGTCAAGTTGCCCACCCTCATCGGTCGAGTTTTTGCAGTATTCGGAGCATCTGCTTTTGCCGCGCTTGCAGGCGGTGCCGTTGTCGGCATTGAACTGTGGAAGGCTGCTGCTGTTGCAGGTTTCGTTGCTGCAGGAAAGGTAACTCAGTCGCTTCTCCAGTCATGGGCAGACGATGGTGTTCTCACAAAGGACGAGGTCGCTGCGGCGTTCGGCAAGAAGGATGCGTCCTAGTCGCGTCATCCTTTTAGGAACGTCAGCACTGTTCCTATTCATAGCAGCAACAGCGAAAGCAGAACCGCTGCCACCGATTCATGTGACTGTATGGGATAACTACAGCCCATGGAACCAGTACAACTCGTCCCCTCCTGTTCCTCCGTCCAGTTCTATGGCGGGGGAATTGGACATTAGCGGGCTGCGTTGGAACTTTGATAACGAACCGATGTTCAACCTATACGACGATTTCGTTGTGAAACTTACTGGGAACATTGTTGTTCCGACAGATGCAGACATTAGGTTCTATCTACCTGGCGACGACGGCGTAACACTTGACCTTGACGGAGTACGTGTCATTGACGACTGGTATGACAAAGGCGGCGGTGGTTCATTCTCCGAACCTGTCCACTTCACTGCTGACGTATCGCAAACATTCACTGTCTGGTTCTATGAGAACGGCGGTGGTGCGTGGTTTGATTCGTTCTGGGATTACAACGGACAGTTAGAGCAGATACCGGGCAGCGTGTTTGTCTCTGAACCTGTTGTTGCTACAACTACAACAACTACGACGACAACCACAACGACGCTGCCAGCGCCGACAACAACACAACAGCCAGAGCCGACAACGGTGGAACCAGCGACCACCACAAGTGTCGTGCCTTCATCCGTGCCGCCCATCGTCTTGCCCGCCACCACCTCAACTCAAGCGGTGCCAACAACTTCCACATCAAGTCTTCCAGTAGAGACCGTTCCTGATACATCCACTTCCTCCATGCCCCCAGAGACGACAGTGCCACTGGCGGCGGAGAAAGGGGGAACGACACCGCCAGTGGCAGAAGAAACTGTATCACCTCTGAAGCGTATTTACAAGTCGCGTGTACATTTTGGTCCGATTAGTTTCACGATTACAGTGACAGGGGCGCAGAAGCGAACAGTAACCGCCATAGCGGTCGTACAAGTTGCTACTATAGGCGGACTAGCAGCAACACAGACAGGCGGAAGGAGACGTAAATGATTGAGAAGTTTCTTCGCCGCTTGCTCAAAGCACCCTACATTTTGTCCACATTTGAGGAGAACAAGCATCTCCCCGCCAAGACCGTTGCTTTGACAGAACTTCAGATGACCCTTGTTGGGGTTGAACCTAGAGATGAAGTGTTTGTTGGCAACACCTATGGGTTTGTTGTGGCAGGGGAAGAACCGACCATGTCGCCCGACCTCATCGGCTACGTCGGTAACGGTCCACTTGCTATCCGCAGACGCATCCTCACCACAGTCAAGCGCCACCTGTTCGCCGGAGCCTGGACGATTGTCGGCATGATTATCGTATGCATTACCCTCACAGGAACAGCGCAGATGCTCGCTGTTGTCCTGTGCTTCCTTGCCCTTATCACAGACCTATTTCAACTCGCGTTCAAACGCCCATAAGGAGACATCATGGCTGACAAGTACATTGGATTCGACAAGGTTGCTAAGGCTAAGAAGCCTGGTCTCGAGATGTTTGTTGTTCTTTGTGGAAAGCGCTGGAAGTTCCGCAATCTTGGTACCCTGAATGTGCGTCTCATGCGTTCCGCCCCGAAGGGGATGAAGATTGGTGATGAGGGTGCAGAGAAGTGGATGTCTGTTCACGCTACGGGCAGGGCTTGCGACCTTGGCTACCATCCGACGCCCGCTGGTATTGCTGCCACTAATGAGGCTATTGCCTGGTTGACTCGTGATGATGTTGTGAAGGCTCTTGATGTTCAGGAAGTTCACGATTACAGCGCTGTGTCTAATCCGAAGCATCCGACTGCTAAGAAGTGGGGACGTGGCTGGCGTCGTGGACGGGGCTGGAAGGAATGGTCGGCTACCGACAATGGTGGTACGCCGATGGGCAAGTGGATTCATGTTGAACTTGGTCCGAAGGTTGCCGACTTGGACAAGGAAGCGTTTATTGCGCTGTGGAAATCTATTCCGAAGTGAGTCTTGTAGGTGTTCTCGCTACCGTTTCTGGGTGCATTGTTTCTCTCGGTATTATTTATCGTGGGGTTGTGCGACCTGTGTTTAGGTGGGCGCAGAGACTAGAGAAGACAATGTCTTTTGTCGAGTATCAGATGCGTCCGAATAGTGGGACATCGCTTCGTGATTCGGTGGACAGAATTGAAGAACGTTTGACGCTTGTGGAAACGTACATCACAAACCCTCGGTAGTAGACTGAGCCGTCCTATGACGCTCGCTCAACTCCTGATTATTCGTAAGTATCTAGAGAGAGTGGTGGTGAGGGGACCCGAAGAAGACGAACTGTTCCACGTTATTAGTGCTTTAGATGCGCTAATCCACAGAGCAACAGCCGCATAGTAGGCTAACCACATGACCCCACTCGCCCACCTCTACGTCTGCCCGCAGTGCGGGTCAGCATGGCACAAGTCGGACGGTCGCTACTGCCCCGAATGTCGTGAAGAAGGCGAACTCGCGGACAATGAAGACTGAATACCCCATCGCGCTCATTGTCTGGGCTGACGCAACAGGTGAAGAACCAGGCTGGCTCACCCTTGACAGCCTTGAAGACGAAGGGGAAACCCTTGTCCACACCGTAGGTTTCCTCGTCCCTGCTGACGAACCAGGCGGCAAGAAAGACCATGTGACAATTGTCCAGTCATACCATGACGGCGACGTAATCCATGTATTCCGTATACCCGTAGGAATGGTCCGTCAAACAATTATGGTAAATCCTTGTAATTGACACAGGCACCTGTTATGGTGACGCTGTACCACATAAGAGAAGGAGGGACACCCCATGAACTTCAAACGATACCGCATACCCAAGGAACCCCACGGTTCACAGGAATGGTTGAACCAACGCTACTGGGACGAGGACCACTGTAGGCAAATCTCCGCATCAGCGGCAGCAGCAATCTACGGTCTACACCCGTTCGTAAAGCAGGACCAATACGCAGCAGAACTTCTGTCAGGCGTAGCGCCCACACCCATCCCACCAAACGCCGCTATGGAAACAGGCAACCGTTTGGAAGCCACCATCATCGAATGGGCAGGTGACCGTATGGGAACCACGTTCACCACCCCCGAAGAATTGTTCTGCTACAAGAACGACAACGGCGCACGACTCATCTCCACCCTTGACGGATGGAACGAGGAGAACCGTCACATCCTGGAGGTCAAGACAACTAGCCGTGAATTCTCCGGCACACTCCCCGACTACTGGCGTATCCAAGGAATCCAGCAGGCAATCTGCTCCGACGCCAAGCGTGTCACCTGGGCTGTGTTTGACAACACCCTCCGCCTTTATCTGGTCGAGCAAAACATCACTGCTGAAGAAATGGCTGAACACATTGAGGGTGCTGCTGTTTGGCTGAATCACATCGAGTTGGGTATGGACCCGCCTGGTGTGACGTACTCATACGAAACCATCTCTACTCGTTTTCAGAACACGAAGCCATCGGTCGCCAGTCTTGACCCGTCCGTGTCCGACCTTGTCGCTCAACTACGCCACGTAAAATCAGAACTTGCATCGTACAAACAGATGGAAGATAGGCTGAAGGCTGAACTTTGTGAACTGATTGGCGAGAACGAATCCGCTGCTATCAACGGTCAGGTTGTTGCGACATGGCGTGGCTACGCACGTGACTGGTTTGACGCTAAGAAGTTCCAGTCAGAGAACCCCGACCTGTACAACCAGTATGTCAAGACCACTAAGTCCCGGACCTTGCGTTTGAAGGGGGAGTGATGAACGTCACACCTCAGCCTCAAAGAAATTTCTTGACAACCGCAACACACTCCGATACGTTCTACACGTCGGCAACAACGCCGCAGAGAAAGAGAGAAATAACAATGGACAAGCATCAGGAACTCAAAGACATCCTGACTAACTACGCAAAGCCTGACCCGAGCATCGTTCAACAACTCCCCAAGGGAGGAACGAAACTTGATTTTGTTGGTCACGCAGACATCACCCGCATCCTCATCGAGATTGACCCGTACTGGTCTTGGGAGCCGTGCGGATGGAAGGACGGACGCCCCGCCATCCATGTTGAGAACGGCAACGCAACCATGTGGGGATGGCTCACCATCCACGGCAAGGAACTTCTTGGCGTCGGCTCAGCCAAAGCAGACAAGATTGACTACGAGAAGGAACTCATCGGAGATTTCTTGAGGAACTCAGCCATGCGTTACGGCATCGCACTGAACCTGTGGACTAAGAACCAGTGGGCAGACCTCGACCACACCCCTGCCAAGGCTACGAAAGCCCCAACACAGGCGGAACAGCCCGCAGTTGATTCGCCATTGACAGAGGAGCAGGTATCTGCCATGAACAAGGCAGCAATTGACGCAGGCATTTCACCTATTGCCATCTATAAAGAGGCTGGTGTCAAGTTCGGTGGCGGTAAGCAGTCTGACCTGCCGAAGTTGCGTAAGGCTTTCGCTGACCTGAAGAACAAGAAGAACGATGAGGAGCAGGCATGAGCGCTAAGCGGACAGTAGACCCGACAGGTGAACTGGCGTCAACCCGTTTCGTTGGGTTGCGTCTCACCTCTAAACAGTTTGACATTCTTGAACTTCTCGCCACACTGAAAAACACCACTAAGTCCGGTGTCATGCGTGAACTTATTCAGGAGGCGTGGAGTCATGTCGAAGAACCGTTCTAAAGGAACATCGTTTGAAACACTTATCGTTAGGTTTTTACGTGACGCTGGTTTCCCTTATGCGGAACGTCGTGCGCTTCACGGCAATCTAGATAAGGGTGATGTGACTGGTTGCGGTCCGCTCGTGTTTGAGTGTAAGGCTGCAAAACGGCATGAACTGTCGGCATGGCTGGCAGAAACAGAACAGGAACGTGTGAACGCTAACGCCGACTTTGGTGTGCTTGTTGTGAAACGTCAGGGTCACGGCACTGGTGCTGAGCAGTACGCCATTATGCGCATGGAAGACATGGCTCGGCTGTTGAAGCAGGCTGGTTACTGATGCCTAGCATGATTCAGATGGAGACGGTAAGTCGGGAACTTTTTGAGTGTTTGATGAACCGTATCTATAACGCTAATGATTTCGTCCGGTTGGGTGGTATGTCTAGTAGGGAAAGGACAGCCGTGGATGCATGGCTGGAAACGAGAGGAGAGTTGGATGCTCGCAACAATGACGACAACACCGTTTGAGGATGCGTTTTCTTATGGGATTATTGTTGGCACGTTCTTGGCGTTGACTGTGTTTATTGGTTTGGACAGGTGGTGGCGGTGAAGAACGTTGACTGTGGTCAGATGCATGATGCTTCTTGGGCTAAGAACTGTATGACGTGCAGGGCGCTGAACGAACGGGATAAGTGGCGAGACATCGCTAATCGTTTGTGTTTCGGTGCTGAAAATCAGATTGACGACCTTCGTCATGGGGATGACAGCCTTATTACCAATGAGTATTGGCTTGAGGCGTGGCGTATTTACGACGAGGCGGTGCGTAATGTCTGACGACATTGTGAAGGAGTTGAATGAACTGTATTTGGTGTTCAGCGATAACCATGCGGATTCTGTTGCGGGCGCGCTTGGTAGGGCTATTGACGAGATAGAGCATCTCCGCAACGATGTGAAAGTGCG